TTGCGGCGCCACCCCCGCCACCTCCTCCCGTCCCCTTGTAGGCACCAGCGCTATCATACGTTCCTTCAAGGGTCCATACGTCGGCGACACTAAGAATGCCATGCCAGATCATTCTCGCGTTTGCGCCGTTTACGAACTGAACGTAAAGTTCAACGAGATCAATATCGACGTTGTTGATTGTGATAGACTTGATAACACGACGATATCCGGTTGCAGGAGGATCGCAGATTGTTACCAAATTGGATCCATTCAGGACCCCATCCTGAGACCCCTCCGTGAAGGTTGTCCCATTCGTATCGGCATAATGAACGGTGAAGTCTGGTTCCGCAAAAGATGCGGCCGTGGATATCCAAGCGACAAGGCTCTTGTTGACCGTATCAAGTACGAGAGTTCTCATGCGAAGAACCAGGCCCTTTCTCCGTTGTCACTTCCCCCGCCACCGCCAGGCCCCGGTGGTCCCTGCAAACCCTGCGGCCCCATCGGTCCCTGAGCTCCAACAAGCGCCAGATACGACCAGTCGGCATTCAACAGGTCGGGAATCGAGTTCGTGTTCGGTACAAGCGCATACCAGCTCGAACCGGCATAAGTGACCACATCGCCGAAAACATATGCTGTGAGCGGGCTCCACGGCCCACGAGGAGTGAATGTTGCCGGCCCGACAGGCCCCTGTACTCCCTGCGGACCCATTGGGCCCTGAGCTCCCGGTTCTCCCGTAGGGCCCCCCGGGCCAGGAGGCCCCGCCGGACCGACGTTCGGACCCACACCCCCGCGATTACAAGCCAAGTAGATCTCATCAAGTGTGATGTTGAGATCAAACAAGAACTTGTGCCACGCCAAGGCATCGCTTGGAGTGATGTTCGAATTAAATGGACGACGAGAGATCATGATTGTTTAAGTAAAAAACAGCCACTAAGCTGCATTGTTTTCCCTGATCCACCAGAATCAACCGGGAAGAGTCTTATACTCAATGTTCCATTGCCAGTTGTTGTGACCACTATCAGAAAAGCAAATGATGCTCCATACTGACTGACTAACTCTTCCGCGCTAAAAACCCTATAAAATTGACCCGACCAATTATGCGGCCATGGTTCCCATAGCGCAGTGCCTAGACCTGAGTTATAACACCTAGCTGCTGCTGCTGTTGGTGCAGATCCGCCATATTGCAGAGCCCCAGTAATCAGTAAAATATCTCCTGCTATCACGTTAGGGAATAGCAAATCCAGATATGAAGAATCTGCATTATCAAAAGCCGATTGAAATCCAGATGCTCCTGATCCAATAACCGGAATCCACCCAGCGGCGATCTTTCCATCACTTCCTGATATCGGGATCTTATTTGCCGCAGGACTGGTTGTCGGTACGATCCCAACAACCTTTTGTGAATCCGTCACGTTTGTCGCATCAAGATTTCCGTTGATAAGATCTCGAATTGCGACAAAGTTATCATCCAGATAAGAAAGTAATGCAGTTGTCAGGTTCGCAAATGTTCTTGGAAGCGTCAAGAGTCCCATGGTTGTCTCCCTTACCAGTCTGCGCCGATTACACCTTCGAGCTGCAGCTGGTTGATGATGTATGGTTCTGCCGAGGTTTCTTCGTATTCGATCTGAATCCGTTTTCCTCTTCCCTCTGTCCTTGTGGCAAGCAAAACTTCACCGCCAGGATAAGACCACAGTGCATTCGTGGATGAAGCATTGAGCCAGCCCACCACCACACTGTTCGCGTTTTGCCAGACAACAGAGTCAGGAATGAAATCGGCTGTTGCAGTATATCTCCCACTCCGGACTACGGTGGTAAGAAGCACTTCAAGGTTTTGCGTCAGGCCGCGGATTGGTTCTATCTGAGCCCCGATCCGTGTCATGATTTTATCGTATAGAGGATTGCCAAAGTGCATTGCCTTGGTTCTGAATCTTCTTGTCATTGCCGAAAAGTCTTTGAAGATCGTCACCACACTCTGCCCATAGGAAATGTAAGCTGTCATGCTGTCGGCAAGCTCAAGGACCACAGCGCAGTTGAAATCATAGCTCTCGCCGATGTATGCAAGGAACCATCGTTCTTCAAAGAGGATCCAAATATATTTTCGCAGATTGCCATCAATAGGATCATACATGCGAAAACAGGTGCAATAGCAATACTTGAAGTTGATCCTAGCAAAGAAGGAGAACGGCTTGAACGTAAAATCGACTTTCAAAAAATATTTGTCCATCAAACTTGAGATCTCGTTAGCCGTCTGACCCTGAACAATATAGGCACCATTCTCTCCGTACAGATAAACATAACCTTCATAGGTCAGGACCGTGTCAGGGTAATAGGTTCCAATTCCCTTGATCGCATCACTCAGCTGAAAAACCGTCACGCCGGTATCAAGAAGTGTCACTCCAAAGAGAAGGTGAATTGCGTGATCCCCGACAATATAAAGATACTCTTGTGTTGCGATCAGTCTCACAATCTTGACGCTCAGAGAAGCATAGGTGTCCGGAACAAAACCAGAACCGGTGGCTGAAAATCCGGCAGCGTCGGAATTGTCTGGTGCTGTGTAATAAATGGTTCTTGCCTTGGCAACAAAGACACGACCGCTGAATACCGCGATTGCTGTACCTGTGTAGGTCGCATTGAAGGAGGAAAGCGTCGTCCCGTCATAGGTAGCATATCCCGCAACCGGATCCAGAATCAGGATGCGCGTATCTTTCCATGCGGAGAACTGCGGGTCAGTCACTGTTCCGGGATTGGCAATAATTGTCTGTGTGTAGGGAACCCCGCTCACATCAATTTTGTGGAGCGAGCCTCCTTCAGTAGCAACAATGATGTACGGTACACCTGCCCACAAGAACGTGGTCATCCTTTTTGGTGTCAGGCTATAAGCCTTCCAAGTGACGGACCCATCGAGGACCGTGCCACCCGCTATTGTCGGCCAGGTAGGTTCTGTTAAGCCAGACGTTCCGTTCCCTTGCGCGACATAGGCAAACCCCGTCCACTTCGTCGGGCCATTTATAACTGGAATAACAACATCGCCGGCAACATAAACAGAGATGCTTTCCCATTCCCGAATGTCCGTGACACCCAGGCTCCCGCCTACGCGAAAAGAATTATCGTATGTCTGGACAATACCGGGGATCGTGTAAAGAGAGGTGCCGATTGGTTGCAGGTTGATGAGAAGGGGAAGCTCGTCGTCCTTGACCGTGGACGGAGAATCCCGTACGTTCATGGTTCGGAACTTGTCAATCTCCAGTTGCCATGGTTTCGTCTGGTCAGCTTTGGCATTCGCCATATCATTGCCCCGGCAACCTTCGGTAGAATTCGCTTCCAAGCGCACGAAGTTTCATGCGAGTGTAGTCAACGAGATAATTCTCTGCTTCAACCCTACGCTGGTCATCCAATTTCGCCCGATATGCCGCATAGAACGTCACGCACATCTGATGAGGCGCATCCAATATTTCAGTTTCTTCGTCTGCATCATTCACAAGATTAATCGGTTCAATCACACAATCAAAGGTACTTGCCAAATAAGGAACGGAAGGCCACTGGAGAATGATGACGGATTTGTTGTGGATCGTATAATGAGTAGGTGTTCCGCTTGTCTGGTATTGCCAAAGAGCAGTACGTACCGCCCGATCAAACTCCAAGTACCGCAGCGGATAGTTCTGGTTCGAACTGTACTGTAGCAAAACGTTCATGACATCCAACACCCGGCGACTGGTCATGATGGTGGTGTAGGGATACGTTGCTTCGGATTGCGTGAGCGCCTGAACAACATCGACCGTGGCGAGCTGCCTTGTGCAAGCAGTCTCGCCAACGGTCATCTTTCGCCCCTGATTGATATAGCCCACCAGCTTTGCTCTCGACCAAAACTGATAGGTGCTATCATGGAGCAATCCTTGAACCTCGGTAATATAGTCGAGAAGAGTTGCCACCGCTTAGCCTTTCTTCTTTCTCTCCTTGAGCTGCTCGATCTCCGTCGTTGTGGCCTGAAGTTGAGCGGTAAGCTCGTCGATGAGCGTCTGCTTGTCAGCCATCGCGATCTTGAGCGCTTCGATTTCGTCGGCATCGTCCTTGCGGACGTACTCGATATATTCCAGGTCGAACGCAGAGAACCACTTCTGTCCTGCCTCGGCATTATAGAATCCGGCACGGGTGAACTGGCGGGACCTGTCTTCGAGGCCGAACCCGAAGATATGGACCGCTGCACCAACCGGAATCACCGTAGGTTTTCCCGGTTCGAATACATACTCGATCCCGAGAAAAGCGTCCCTGAACGTCGTGGTGTTCCGGTTTGTGACCTTGACTTCTTCCATCGTTCGTCCTCCTTACGAGAACGATACGAGGATCAACGGCCTCGTGGTCGTCTCGGTTTTCAGAATGGTCCCGAGAAGCTGCCCGGCAGTCGTTCCTTCTGCGACCTGCCCCGTCGCTGCTCCGAGAACACGGTTGCCGAGCGTGAATGCGGTTGAAGCTGAGTACCCGCGAGTAATGCCGCCGGTCACCATCATCCCTGTTCCACCGGCCGGAATGGTTCCCTTGGCAAAACCGCAACGGTTTGCCTGGGCTCCTGCGATTGCCGCAACTGCAAGCAATGCCTGCGTGGTGTCGAGGTTGGTCGCATCGACCTGCAGCGCCATGCCGTCGAGAATGTCGGACGTCCCGTAGTTCTTGACGGCGATCACATCGCAGTTGTCTTCCAGAAGAATTGCGCCTACTGCATCATACGGTTTGCTCATTGCATTGCCCCCTTACAGGCTCTCGTAGGAGAGGTTTTTGATATGAGCCGTGGTCTTGGGCTTGGAACCGACCAGTTCGGCGATCGTCACGACGGCGCCGACGTATCCAAGCTGCATGTTCGGAAGCGTGGACTCGAACCCGGTGAAGGAGAACGAGGCAGCTTCGTGGAAATGCAGACCCACATAGTTCGTGTTGAGCAGAAGAAGCTCGCCCTCTGTCATGTACGGATCTGGGAAGATCGGCACGCCCGACACCATGAGCGCGCGGAAACCGGTCTCGACCTGGCCCATGCTGAAGCCGGAATCGACGATGTAGCGCTCCTGGCCCAGGAAGTCCTGAGCGAGCTTGATCCACGTCCCCCAACCCATGATCCCGATGTTCGGCGCTTCGCCGCCGGCATACTTCGTGGCGCCGGCAATGATCGTCATCACCTGCGCCCGGGTAGGCGTAGTGATCACGCCATAGTTCTGGTAGTACGACTTCCACCAGGTTGCCGGTCCCGTGGCCTGTCGGTCGAGGTTGCCATAGTATCTGGCATTCGTGCCGTCATCGGCATAGGCCGGGAGCGAGCCGAGGGCCTGCGAGTTGGAAGTACCGTCCGCGTTCGTGGCCCCGATGTTGTTGAACAGCGCGGTGGCGAATGCGTCCTTGATGACATTCATCGCGTCGTTCATTCGGGCTTCCACGATCGGGATGACCTCGTGACCCATCTGGACAATTCCCTCAAGCCCAAGGAAGGGGATCGGGACGATAGAAAGCTTGAGGTTGAACTCAGCATTCTGCGCCCCGACCTGCGTGGAGGGCTGTTGGAAGTTGCCGTTGTAGCCGGCCCAGGAGTTGTTGACGTATGACGCTCCCTGTACCGGCTGAGTGATTGAGCTGATACCGCCCGACGCTGTCTGTGCGCTTGCGATGAGCGCGGCCAGCGTGGGTGTCGATTTATAGATCTGTACGACGAGTTTCGGGATGAATGCCCTGCGGGTCAACGCGGTCAATTCGCTCGCTACCGCGCCAGTCGCAGGGATGATCCCGGTTCCGAGAACAGGCATTGCTGTTCCTCCTTTCGTTGTTCGCTACGCCTAGCGTTTTTCCGCAAAATACTGCGCCGCCAGGTTGCGTGCGCCCGCTGCGGGGTCTTTGAAAAAATTAGCATCCACCACGGTTGGCAGGGAAACGGGCGTAAATGGGGCCTTTGCGGGAGCTGCAACCGATTCATTCCTCGTCTTGTAATCGAATGCAATCTCGTAATCCCCGATCTTCTTCTCGATCATGACCTTCTCGGTGTCGAGAATCATCTTTTCGATCTGATCCTCGGGAAGTTTCTGCGCCCGCAGTTTGTTCCGCAGCGGGGTTCTCCGATTCTCCAGATCCTTCATTGCTTCGCCCTGTTCGATCTTCTTGCGAAGCTCGGCGTTCTCGTCCTGGATCGGTTTGATGCGCGCCTCGAGAACATCTTCTGCTTCGAGCTCGGCGATCGGTGTTTCCGGGTCCACTTCTTTCACAAGGCGAAGAAACTTCCGGCGTGTGTTCTTGTTGCCGTGAACCATCTTCGCAATGCGTCCCATGACCAAGAGTTCTTCCTTGTCCTCTGCTTCCGGTGCCATTGTCCTGCCTCCTCGATGAATTCCGGCCGCGCCGGGTTACTTCGGCTTCTTGATACTGAGCGTGCTCTTCCGCGAGGGGTTGCCGTGCATCTGGCTCTTCTTGTTCCCCATCTCGGGATAGTCCGGCGGTTCGGCGACCACCTTGCCGCTCTTCTTGATGCTGTTGACAGAGGGTTTGAACATGAATTCTCCTTTCATTACCCCATCTGGGGCATACCGCCCTGGGGTGCTTGGGGCTTGCCGCCTCCCATACCCGCTGCGATCTGCTGCTTATATTGATCAGGCATGCTGGATATCAGCTGCATGATTTCAGCGGGAGCCAAATCGCCAGACTTCTTGCCTCCGAATCGCTTCGAAAGCTGAGTGATTGCTCCCAAGACAGCCTTCCCTTCGTCGTTATCCGAACCGAGCATGGGAAGCGTCTGTTCGAGCATCGTCAACGCGATCTGAACATTTGCCTTTGCCTGCTCAATTGCGCCGGAGTTCTTCTGCGGTGCAGCGTCCGGCGTACCGGCGGGAGGAGCGGTCGGCGTTGTCTGCGGGGGCGGCTGATCCCCGGTGACTCCCTGTGGCATAATATCCGGCATACTCGTGCCTCCTTAGTGGGCGCTCGGCTTTCCATGCGGTTAGCATTTGCGGGACCGATGCGCCCGGTTTCCCCGCTATCGAAGCCTACCGCTTCGACTTGCGCCGGCCGCGCTTTGCCTTCCTGCCACGCTTCATAGGATCACCTCCTCCCATCATGGATTGCGGCAAGATCACTTCTTGCCTTTGCTTTCAGCCGCTTCTTGCTGCTTTTCCGCGAGTGCGGCTGCTTGTTCCATCTTCTCCCGTTTCTTGAGTTTCTTGATAATGATTCCGGCATTATGGTATCGCAGAGCAAGGACCAAGTCTTCCCTGTCAATGGCGCCAGCTTCAAACAACATCTTTGCGTTTTCGCGCTGCTGCTCGATGAATATCGGGCTTGACGAATGAGCATCAACCTTGACAATGGCATGGTCTGTCAAGTGCTTTGCGATGAATGACATCCCCGGCCCGTCTTCATCGTCGGTCTTGTAATAAGTAACGTCGTTCAACTTCATTATCTTCAACATCAGCGTGGCGCACTTCTCAACCGCATCCTCAAGAATGAACGCCTTCTTCTTCGCGCGAGAAGATCCCAGACGCGCCAGCATGTCAGCGTGACCCATAGCACGAACGCCACTCTCGCCACCACCCTTCATGATCTCCCGGATGCCGGACACTTCGTTGAACATCTGCTCGATCATGTTGAATTCGCGGAACAGGTCCTCGGCTACCTTCGGATAGTGCTGTTCCACCTTCCCGACAGCGGAAGGTTGATCAAATGCCGCTATCCCTCCTGCCTGCATAAGCGCGGCCATTTTTGATTCCATCACGGCAAATCCGGACGTAGGCGGTTTTGACTGCTTGGCAAGAACTTCCCTGATCTCGGGAATACGGACGTTTAGCCATTCCTGCAAGGGGATGAGGAACATCATCTCGCTGCGGCCCCAGAAATAATCGTACATCGTGTTCGGCGTGATCTTGATGAACGGATGCTCGTTCGGGAAAAAAGAATTCTTGCCCGCATCGTGCAAAAGGATATCTCCTTCTAGCATGGTGACGGTCCGATAGTCTTTTAGCTCGTCATCATAGACCCACAGCTCTTGCGCCATGACACCGTCTTCCTGGGTCATTGCATTGAAGTCGTATTTCAATAGCTGTATCGTGTTGACCTCGCCCTTGATTTCGGGCTGTGTCGCATTGATGATGAGGGTTTGCGCTCCTGTCGGAAGGATGTTTGCCTTTTGACCTGGCGGTATTGGTTTGACGGTTTCGAGAATTTTTTTCTGCTCTTCGTCTCCGAGCCCCTCGATCCTTCTGCGGAGCTGCGTCTCTGGAAGAAAGAACTCATGGCAGAACGCTTCCTGTTGATCGAGCCCCGGGACATCTTCTCTCAGGACACCCATTACGCTCGGATCGACGACGAACGACTGCATCTCTCCGTTCTTCATCGGCACGAGCTTCACAAACGCGGTTTCGTAAACGAGCGCCCAAATGAGCGCATCGTTGAAGATGATGTCCGTATTTGAATCGTGCCATGTATCGTTGACGCGCGGCGCAAGCACCTTCGCTTTCTTCAATTCAAACTCATAGTTGATGTCATCGGTTTCCGGTATCTCGACAATGAACATCGTCGTCTCGCCGGAGAAGAGGAAGGAGGCAAGAAGATCTATGTGGGAGAAAAGCTTGTTGTATTCGCACGGACGCTGCTGATCCCCGTTCCCGAACATATACCAGTTTCGCAGAATGTTGTAGCGAGCCACACGGTCGGCGCGCGACGCAAAACATTTGCGGACCAGATCCGCGTAAAAATATTCCCGCTCTTCATGTGATTTCGGGATTTTCACTTCAGATCCTCTTTGTGTCCTATCGCTTCATACTTCCCGCCAAGCTGCGGTTTCAGCATATTTAAATCGATGCCCGTTGCGCGGATCTTCGCCAGTTCCTGCAGATCGTTCATGCCGGTGCCAGGATTCGGCTTGGTCGCGTTATACGGATGCCAAATGTCTGGTTGTCTCGGGGAGTGACTTTGAGAGGTGTTGTTGCTGATATTGCTGACGTTGAATTGGCGGGAAAGAACCTTCAGGTGTTGGTCGCTTGCCTTTGTCTTGTCTCCGATGAAGCCGGGAGCCGTGAGGAATACCCTTAAAACATCCTGGCTGCCACAATGAATGCAGACCGGATAGGGGGATTCGAAGTATCCGTCAACTGCACACTTCCATTCCTTGATGGGCGGCAATGTCCATCCTCCTGTTTTTGAACAGAAAGGTATCCAAGAATTCTCGCCGTGTCAAGGAATTTGTTCGTAACAAAGATTTACGGTTTTTGTTTCTGGATGAAACGCTTGATTAATCGCAGGCTTTTGGGCGCGAGGAGTTCGCAGTCAATTATAACGAATGACTGCCCGAGGTTGTAGGTGATGAGTTTTCCGACGATGGTGACGTATGTTCCGAGTTTGACGTTGCGCGGGAGCCGGGCGTCTTTCCACTTTACCGGATAGTGGCCAGAGCGCGGGCTGTTGACCTTGGACACGCGATCGATCCCAACCAGATATCCCTGAAAGACGACGAACGAAGAAGCATTATTCCCATATGTTGAGGACGAATTGGAGCCGCTCGATCGTTTTGTCATAGAGGCGATAATCCTCTCCGCTCTTGATCTTCATCGCCTGCTGTCCGTTGATCCCGATCTCTCGGAGCTCCTTCCACGACATGACGGAAAGGGCTTCTTTGATCTTCTTGATGATCACTGTCTCTTCTTCAGCACCTTGCATAGGTCCCTCCTGTAGTCCGGCAGCACCTTGCTGATGTGCTCGATCCATTTTTCCGCAGCATAGCAGTCTCCCAGGAAGACTTTTTTCTTTTTCAATTCTTCACCGAAGACATGAAGCAGATACCGCTTGAGAATGTAGTCGAGCTTGCAGCATTGATACCCTGCTTCTTCTCTCGTCATGGAACCCGTATCGTGGAATCTTGTTTTGTAGAGCTTGACGTTTTCCCGGATCTCGATCTCACGGATCCATTTTTTCAGATTGATCAGACGGATGAGAAATCGTTTGCGCTTTCCCGGCTTGTTCTTCTTCGGAGGCAGGGGCATCTTTGCCGGGAGCTGTAGAACAATAAGCGACAAGCGGTATTGCGTCCTCGATGACAACGACCCCAGGAACGCCCTTTTGATCGTAGCAGGTGAAAGCCCGGATTCTTTTGCGATACGCAGTAGCGACCATTTCCCTTCGTACCTCAGAACGTGCAGACGTCTTGTGATCTCTTCCTGTGTCATTTGAATATCAGATAGAGAACAAGCGACCAGAACAGCACTGCGATGATTATCACGCCGCAGCACCCATAGTTTGGCCTGCGGTCATTGCATCTTCGTTTGCAAGTCGGATTCATTTTTTTATGAGCCCTCGTTGTTTAAGGAAGTTCATGATGAGATCGCTTGCCGGTCCCTTCCCTGCCTCGTCCGCTGCCTTCGCGACGGCAAATGTCTGGTTTGCGATGACAAGCGGATCCTTTGCCCAGGCCAGATATGAGATGATTGCAAGTGCGGCCGCAATGACCCGGTCGTCGTGTTCCCCGCCCCGGCCCTCGAGCACAGCCCCGTCACGCGCAAAGTATTTCATCTCGGTGAGCAATTCAAGGCTGTTGAGCACGAGGATGCGCGACTTCCAGAGATCGTTCATGCGGTTCAACATCAGCTCCTTGCCTTCCGCATTCGTCTTCGTGTGATAAGCGAACGACTTGCTGAGCGTGTCTTCTCTTGCCCACAGGTGATGCACCATGCCCGAGAGCTCGTCAGCAAACCCGCCGGGAAGGATCGACTGCATCTTTTTCACGTTCTGCAGCTCGTTGAAGACCGCACTCCCCGGACCGGTGAGCTCCAGGTTGACTCGAACATTTTTATAGGCTCCGGCAAGATGAAGGAGAACCCACGCGAACTGTGCAGTCCCAACACCGCTTGCGGAATATTCAGCGACCTGCTCCACTCTGTCCGCATAGCATCGAAATACCGAGGCTGTTGAGCGATCCGAATTCTCGTTGAAGCCGTAGGCAGGATCGGCGCCAATAACATAAACTCCACTCGGATTCGGCCTCTCCCATATTTTGAGCTCAGAGATAGCAAGTGTGCAGCGATGTACTCGCGTGTCAACAAAGTCATTTCCGAACTGGTATCGCATGTTTTCATGTTTTTCCTTTAGCGCGCGCTTATAGTCCGATGTAAGCAGCTCGCTGCTGAAGAACTTGTATCCGCTCATCTGAAACGCATATTCTTCTGTTGGCGGGTGCTCCTGATAGAGCGCTTGCATGTCCTCCCGCTTGTCCTCGTAGTATTTCAATCGCCACCACGCAAGCTGTTCAGGCCGTATCTCGAACCCGTACCGCAGCTTCACTTCGCGGACCCACATCGATTCTTCTTTCGTCATCTTCCCGTCCCAATAGACGCGGAATTCGTTGCTGTTCCGGTCGCACTGATAGGTTTCCTGCAACCACCATCCGATGAAGATCGCCTTCTGTGTCGTTGCTCTCTTTGCGGTCTCCCACATGTCGTAATACAGGTTAAATCCATTCGCGGTGCTTTCGAACAGATAAAGGCGGTTCGGATGTATCTTGGCAAGAGAGTCAACAAGCTTGTCGATCTGCTTCTCATCCGACCAGGAAGACACTTCCGTCCCATGCACGAGGTTGAGCCCCTTGCCCTGTCCGAGATCGCCGCCCTCAGCTTTCTTCCGTTTCCCGGCCACGAGATAGGAGAGGACGCTTTCGTTTATCAGCTCAAGCTCGTGGATGTTGTGCGATTTCTTTCTGACGCGGAATTCGGGGGGGAGGGAATTCATATAGCCCGTGAGGATCGAACGGAAGCGGATCAGGTTCGATCCATCATCGACGATCAGGGAGCCAAGCGTGCCGCGATACTTCGACAACCAGAAAAGAACGAGAGCAAGAGACGCCGTGCTTACCCCACCCTGCCGGCCTTTCAAGGTAACAAAGAATCTCTTGCCCTCGTCGATGCCCTTCTGGACCTGTTGCAGGAAATACTTTTGCGTCCCCCAGAAGTTAAGAGGAACCTTGCCGTATTCCTTCGAGTTGATCTTGAGGGCGGCGCAGAAGGCCGGGAACTTGTCGAGAACACCCATTAGAATTCTTCTCTTTCCCAACCGCCGCCCTGTTTCTTCGGCTTCAACTTTACCGCAATGAACCGGAACGGGTAGGAATCCGCGGCCACCTTGATCTTGACCCGCGCATCATCAGTCCAGAACCCCTTGACCTCATGCAGTTCAAGCACACAGTCCTTGTTCATGACAGCAAAATCCGGCGTATAGAACGTGTTGTCGGCAAGACGGAGCTTCAGGCCCTCGAAGCGATACCATTGTATCTCTCCGGACTGTTGCAGGAGCAGGAGATTCTGTTCGTAGGCGGCCTCGGTCTTGTTGCGCTGCCCGGTCTTCAGCCGACCCAGGGCGAAGTTTCTGTGCTTCTGTCCGTACATCACGCTTTCCCCATGACGAGCGGGGCGGTCGTGGGACCGAGGGGAACGGTTGTCGTAGGCTCCTGGTCCTTGTTGATCTTCGAATACCCCTCCTCAAAGACCGGCCCGGGTGAGTAGGACAGGTAGCCGTCCTTGTACTGCACGAGATACCCGTCCACCATAGGACGGTGGCGTTCGAGCCACTTGCGGTCTACCTTAACCTCATTCTTGTTGTCGAGGACGACCGTGCCGTTCAAGTCCGAGAAGACAACGATCATCTTGATCTTCCCGGCGCGAACCGTCTTGTGGCACTGATACACTTCCAGACCGTCAACCATTTCATGCTGCATGTTCATTCCTCCTTGTTTGAATTTTCTTCTGTTGTCCTGTTCCATGCGTGCGTGACCTCCGACAATTTGACTCCACCCGTTGCGAGAAGCCCGGACAACTGCGGTGAAGACTCATAGATCGACGCGACCATCTTCGGAAGGTATGCCCTGCGTGTCAAGGCGGTGAGCTGTGCAGCAACTTCCGATGAAGCAACCGCAGCGGACGGCAAAGAAGCCGGGCCAGGAGAAACAAGAGCATCGATCAGTTCTTTTATCGGGACAAAGGGAAGAACGACGAGAGCCTTGAAAAAAGAGCGGCGGTCCATTACCACAACCCTCCTTCCAGCTTCACAGGGCCTTTGTCTTTGTGGATCTTCTGCAGCTTCCATTCTTTCTTCCCGACAGAAAAAGACATCGGGATCGATATCGGCCCGAGAGCCTTCACCTTTTCCTTCGCGTCAAGGTCGTCCTTCGCATCGACATCAATTCGTATTGTCAGAACGTAGCGCATTTTTCGCCTCGATAATATCCTTCTGCCCGCTCATGGACTTGATCTCCCCGTCCGTGTAGGGCTCCATCTCCCGCCCTACAGTAAGCCCCTCGACGTAGCGCAGGGCCTCCCCGTACCCCTTCACCGGATCGAACACCGGGAGTTCAAGCGGTATTGCCATTTTTAACCTCCGTGATCTTGACAACGTCTTCACCTTCATCCCCGTCCACCAGAACCTCGTGCATGTAAAAAAGGATCTGTTGCGCCACCGTCCTGAATTCCTCTGTTGCGACCTCTTCGAGTTCCTGATACAGCCTCGGGTATTTATTGAAGTCCAGAGAAACAAGCGGGATATACCCTGTCTTTTTCGGTTCTTCCTTGACTTCCTTCGAAACGCCCGTAAACCCGCAATCCTTCCCGTCCCGATGCTTGCGGCCGCAGCTCGGACACACCCAACCCTCTTCCGGTCTCTTCGACATCATTGCCTCCTTGATCCCTTGTATCTCATCTTCAGCGGATTTTTTCCCGCGCTCACAGGTCGCACAGGCCGATGCCGCCTCCTGCCGCCGATACTGCTTCGCACAGAACCCAACAGGAACCCTAGAAAGCGAAGGATACCATAAACACGAATATCCCTTGTCACCGTATGGAACCGGATCTTCCATGACCGTAACAATACCAGAGAACTGTTACGATGTCAAGCAAGACAGAACCTCCCTCCCAGAAAGCAGGGGTTTTGTCCTTACATTTGTCGAAACCAGCATATGCCGATATCAGCAAATGGACCTTCCCGCCGGGAAGCCCAGGGATACAGGGAAGCTGGGAAACTGGGACATAATTGCCCTCCAAAATTATCGGTCGATTTATTTCCCTGTTTTCCAGATCCACGCTGTCAAGGAGGAACAAGCCCGGGGAAGCTTGTTACACCCATAGGGGAAAAAGTGAAAATAGACGGGGTAGCTTATTTTTCAGCTTATTCCCCTGTTTTGAGCGATGTGTAACGCCGAGGCGCTTTACACACGGGATACAGAGCCGATCATACCCGCACACCATTGACAATATTGACAGAAGCCGGCCGCGTACAGAGCAGAGTGCAGAGCAAAAGGAAAGCGTAACTGCAAAGAACTTTTTTTGGGGAATGGGGAGAGGCCCCATCCTGACCCACGTCAAACCCAACTGCCAGAGGCAAGAACCAGAAGCCAAACCAGAACCAACGGCAAGAGCCTTTCGCCGTTCGCTCTCTGCCGGGAGGATCGTGATGCATCAGGCTATTGGTCCAAAGGCGAAGGGCCAGAAGCCTTTCTTCGCAAGCTAGTATAGCCACCGCTACCACAAGAAGCAACACCTGCTAGAAGCCTTTACTGATAGGCCGTGGTTCTTCGGGATCGGAGCGCTGCGCGCGGGATCGATAAAGTCCTACCCCGTGGCTTCGCTCGCCTTTCGCCATTTGTGGATGGCGCGGCTCGCTTCCTTGACTTCGGGTTATAGCGGCTCGTCACCCCGCCTCTGCACCTGGAACGGCGATCCTGCTCAGGCTGACAGAATGGTGTCGCTCCCGTCTGTTGCTTTTGGCTTTTAAGGAGGGTGTCAAAAGTTTGACAGTGTGCGTCAAGTTATTGACATGTAAAGCTTTCCGACGGTTTTTGAGAGCTTGTCGGAGTTCTTAACATAGCTAAGTATTTGATTCGATTGTTTAGCCAATTCGTTGACATGTCGGTAGGTTTTACAATCAAAGCATATGGTTAGAATTCCTGTTGAATATCAGCATCATACAAAATGGTATGGTTCCTGCAATATAGGAAGCGTAGTACATACCACAGACAGGAGGAAACCAAAATGGTACGAATGCTTACTATGAAGAACGGGGAGAAACATAGAATAGTGCAATGCCACAAGTGTTTTGCATGGTCCTGCATTGACTCAAGGTATTGCCACAACTGCAACCGTGAACTCCCGCATGTCTGGACAGAAGAAACAGACGGCAAGTGCGATGCAGAGGCCCTGCATAGAGTGCATGTCAGATACGGCAATCATGCTTTGGACCTCGCCGTTATGGACGAGATTTTCCTGCTTACGATGGAGCAAGCTATGGACGCACAGGAGACAATGTATCACTCGGCGCCGAAAGAACGAAATGGCGTTGAGTGGAACGATGACGAGCGTGGCATATCGGAAGCTTTTGAGCTTTTCGGTTTTGAACAGTCCGGAAACAGACCTTGTGATGCAACCCCTTTTGAAAGTTGCGAAGAATGCAACTCGGCAGATATATGCCCGAAATTCAAAGAAACAGAATTGTCCAAATGTTCATTCTGCATTCATGAAGATTGCACCGCTTCGATCCGGGGTTACGATGCGCGCTTGATTGAAAGTTATCAGCGGATAGTTAATCAGAACTCCCCTTATGAAAAACAGGCCGCAAGACACAATATTGAAATTGGCAGACTTATTGCAAAATCACTAGATTTATAATTGTCGGAAAGACGGCAGGGTGTCAATAAAATGACACTCTGCTGTCAAAATTTTGACGGCTCGCTCCGCTCGCCGAACCCCATAGCGGAAGCCGTCTCGCTTCGCTCGACGCTACTTTCTAAAGCAACCGGAGGCCGTGGCTTCGCCACGCCATGCTCTACTTCACGCTCGCTGCGCTCGCGAAAGGTGTCCGCGAGTACGCGGACCGCCTCCCTCCCCGCCGCCCTCGGTGAAGCGGGCGGGGAGAGGAGGCGATGAATGATGTTGCACAATCCGTTATTGTTGCTCGAAACAGTGGGCGTGCGGGAGTTCCTGCTTGCGTGGGAGGCCAGAAGCCCCACCGTGGTCGTGGCAGGCACGGAACTGGTTGAGCTGATCAAAACCGCGCGCACGCTCCGCTTTGCGAAGCGCGCGTGCGCGCAAATTCAAAACAGGAGGGAACGACAATGGGAACAACAGCAGCAGGACACAACGTTGAGTGGGGTTCGAAGGCCATGAACACCACGCAGGCACAGTTCGAGCTCGGCCTCATCGACGAGGCGAAGCGGGAATCGCAGATGCAGTTTCTCACCGAGAAGTTCTTCGGTCCCGGGCTGCACTGGTCGGTAGCATTCAGCGTGCTGAAGCAGATCGAGCAGGGCAAGGTCAACCCCCGCGTCATGGAATACCGCAAGTGGCGCCTGACCTCAACCGCAATGAGCGCCGCCTCTCCGAACAAGAAAGAGGCCGTGGTTGACGAAACCACTCCGTTCTGACGTTCCGGGCCCCGCTCCGAGGCATTGTATCGGAGCTTTTGTTCAGCCTGTCTCAAACGACAACATTCTTACGCCAAGTCGTATATGATGAGACAGGTTGAGCAATTCCATAGACAGGAGGTGCAACCCATGTAGATTGCACCAGCAACGAGGCGTTACCGGACGCCTACCTGTCCCCCCATGCGGAGAGAAAGCATGGCGTAGTGGCTCCGTTAACGACCAGTTCGGCATCCAGGAGCGCACTTACAGCGCAACAGTATTTCCTGCCCGAACAACGACCACAAGAGCGTGTGACGTACGACACGCAAGGGGCCTGTCCCCCTACGCAAGCGACAGCATTACTCCTGGTGCAACAGGAGCGTTTGCCGTCATCGATAAACGGCTTCATTCTATTCAGAGGAGGATCATATGCGAACGCTCAGCGTCCTGATCTTTGCCCTCATGGTTTATGTCGTTGTTGGTTCTTACATCGCGGTCATTTACATCGCACCCTACATAGACCGCCTTTTCCGCTGATAACATCCATTCTCGCGCCCGCTCCGCGCAATGAAGCGCGCGGGCGCAAAGGAGGCCAATATGGAATACGTTGTGCATTGTAAAGCAAAGCAGTACGACGTCTATATCGGACGTCCGGGTATTTGGGGAAATCCATTCAAGATCGGGCGGGATGGCAACAGACAGGAAGTCATCGACAAATACGAGGCATGGATCAGGTCGCAACCCGAGATTATGAAAACCGTGAAAAAGCTGAAAGGCAAGGTGCTTGGATGTTGGTGCAAGCCGGCAGCGTGCCACGGCGACGTTCTTGCTCGGATCGCGAATGAGGAGGACAAATGAGATACGTCCATGTTCATGGTCCGTACTTCCCACCGGAAAAAAGCCCTTGGTGGTATGCTCTGATCGCGTGGCTGCTTTGGGGCTCCATCGTCTTCTGGACCACCTGGAATCTGATTCCGGATCCGTGCGAGCAGGAAGACCAGGCGTGCTGGCAGGAACTAGACAGGCACGGAACCGACTGCACGACCGATGCTGACTGCTATCAAAAACACCCGGAACTGGGGAGGTAATATGACAGATCTCGAAATGATGAAACATCCTGAGGAGTGGCCTATTTTGAATATCCTTCCTTTGAAACGTCGATCTTTTCCCGGCGTTTTGGGATTCGGATACGAAATCGGGTACATCATCGCAGACAAAGGACCAACCGTTTTCCTTGCAAATATCCTTGACCCCAATCCCGAAAAGTTTAGAACATATTCCTCATTCGAAGATATCGTCGAAGACGGATGGACTGTGGACTAGAAAGGGGATACCATGAAAAAGTCGATCGCTGAACAGTTCTCGGAATTCCACGAAAAGAATCCCGTCGTTTATGAGCGGCTTCTGAGCCTCGCACTTCAGATGCGTGAGAAGGGACACAGAAAGATCGGGATCAAGATGCTATTCGAGGTTCTGCGATGGGAACAGTTCATGGAAACAAACGACCCGAACAACGACTTCAAGCTGAACAACAACTACACTTCTCACTACTCTCGCCTGCTCATGGAAAGTCACCCGCTGTTGCAAAGAGCCTTTGAAACACGACAACTCACTCGCACGCGCTCTCGCGTGTGAAGCTCGCTCGTGCTCGTAAACCCCGACCGAAACACATTGGCGGGTTGAGAAGGAGGCTGTATGGCATACACGTTTGAGATGAAGAACAAGCTGCAACACATCATCGACGAAGGCAAGAACAACGTAGGGCAGACGCTCAGGGACATCCAGAACGAATTCCAGATCAGGAAGGATTTCATCGTCAAACCGTCAAGCATCGAATACAACGTGAACGGCGGGCTGAGCGCACAGATCGGCGGGCTCAAGCAGCGGTTCACGGATCACGCCAGGACCCAGCTGTTTGGACACATCGGAATGCCGCCCAAGTTCTATGACAAGCTCGCGTCCGACGACGCCATGAAAGATCTCGCGAGCCTCAACCTTAATCGGTTGACAGCCCAGTACGCCCAGGACGGGTTAATGTTCCGGACAGTGGCAGACACCACGAAAGGGGTCTTGTCGCCGTCTTACGGCCGCTATGATGCTTCGCCGCTGTTTGAAGCTTACGTTGACACCTGTCTCCTTGCCGGCTACGTTCCCATGCGGGGGAAGAACACCGACTACCGCTACCAGATCACTTTCATTCTTCCGGAGATGTACGAGATCGCGCCCGGAGAATACGTCGTGTTCAGCATCACGTTCACGACAAGTGATTACGGCACCGGAGCAAACTCCATCACGCTCGGCGTTCTACGCATCATTTGTGCGAATCTTGCACAGGGATTCAACCTGTTCCGCAAGGTTCACATCGGCAGTCGTTTCCAGGGCGCCGAAGCCTTTGTGCAGATGTCGGAAACGACGCACCAGCTCGATGTCAGGACGATCGCATCGGCCATTCGGGATATCGTCAGAAAGAGCCTTGAGCTTGTTCCCGAGATCCAGACAAAGCTCGAGGTCATCGCAAACGACCGGGATTTCAACGTCAACACGGCTCTTGCTTCAATCCAGAAGCGCTACGGCAAAGAGATCGCGGACAACACGAAGTCTCTCTACGAGACGGCCGGCATTTCCGAACTTCCGGAAGTCCCGGGCGCATGGCGGTTCAGCAACACGCTGTCGCTGCTCGCGAAGAACCAGAAACCCGACATGCAGATCGATCTTGAGCGGGAAGCGTTCTCGGTACTCAAGATCGCAGCATAGCGCAGTCTTTCCCGACGAGGAAGCGCATCTGGAGCTTTGGCGCACGTTTGGAGACCAGAATAAAAAGCCGAAACGTGGCAAGGCAAACAAGAGAGACGGAAGCTTGAGGCACACACATGCGACCGGAACATCCCGTGAAATCCTTGTTTGTCTTTATCTATTCTGCGCGCTGCACGCTTTGGTATATCGCGCGCGCGCAAGGAGGATCGAGATGGTAGAATACGAATTTCAGTCAAAAGTCACTGTTGAAGCAAACTACTATAAAGACGCCTGGAAGAAAGAAAACAAGGTTCCCCTCCCTCACGTAGGATGGACACAGAAAGTTCTAGTCCGGTGGTCTTTGGAATTTGAGACGCGGGACTACGGCATTAAAGATTTTTACACTACCATTCCACGACAATCAATCGTTGTTTCAACCTATGAATCAGGAGAAGATGAAGAAGAAGAAATCAATGAAATAGAGCGAATCTTCGAGATCGGAGGGGATCTTGAATACCATTGTCAGTTCGATTTTGCAGATCAGACACTCTATCCCGATAGCATTAGTTTCGAATTCGACGAGAACGGAATTCTGCAATGCGTTGTTCTTGAGTGACCCCGTGAAATGGTTTCGCTTAACTTGTTTCATTGTGGAAAAAATCCAGAAGGAATGGCAGGAGGACCGAGATGCGGCCAGGCATGAGAACAATGAGAGCATATGACGTTAGTCTGGTTCTCCGTGGGAGAACAATACGTTTTCGCGAACTCGAGATCGAATTCCAGAACGACGAAAGCGGTCTTTACTGCCACCTGATCGGTGCGAAATACTATCGGGTTCGCACGACACAGGAAGTCACTGTGAGCGATAGACTGCTTGAGTGGATGAACGACGACAGAAAGATCGGAGGAGAACTTTACGACATCGTTGCGGAGCACCTGGAGGACATTTCCGCATACGAAGACGATATGCGAGCGCTCAATCGGGAATACGAGCGCGACATCATGGGAGGGATCATGCGAAACTTCCCGAACATCAGAACATCATAAGGAGACTGAAAATGGTTGAACTCTCACCCCGGAATGAGTATTGGATCATCAGTGCTCTCGGCATGAATTTCGTGCATCAGGGCGATGGCATCTCCGCAGTTCAGGTCGCTGAATACATCAACAGTCTGACTCCGGTCCGCTCACTCTACAAGTATAAGGGCAGCCCGGACGAGACTAAAAACTGGAAATTCGAAGAGATCAGCTGCGACCGCAGCATCAATCTCCAGAAGATCACCGCTTCTGAAATCGCTGACCTGCAGGAGGTTAAGAGATGGAAGCCCGATCAGGAAACACAAAACCAATCATGATCCGATGGCGATATCAGGCCGTCAACAACCCGCAAAGCACCCGTTGTCACAACAAGAAGGAAGCGATGATCATCAAAAAGACGGTGAAGCGCTTTGCAAAGGATCTGCGTCCGATCGAGTTCGAGATCATTGACACTCGAATCGCCTCAAACGAAATGGTTTGACATCCTCACTATTCTGTGTTACGATTATGATGAGCGGGACACGCGAGCCATCCCCTGCCGCATACACAAAAGCCGGCATACTCGGCGATCCAAAAACGCGATGTCCCGCTACTTCTTTCCCTTTCCCACCATGAATATAAACGAATACGAACATAGGCACGCTGCAATCATGGGTTCCATCAGAGGAATTCTGCGCGTTTGTTCTTCGCTTCAAGGATCCAAGATCCCGCACGTTCAAGACCTTGTTTTTGATTACGTCGATGATTGCCTGGAAATGCTTGACGAGGACATGAGAAACCTCAATTCAATGATCGGAGGAAAACATGAACAAGGAACTGACCCCGGTAGCAAACGAAGCCCTGATTGAGCGGTTCATGACTCTCGCGCTTGAGAAGGACGCGAAGCTTGAAGCAATTCAGGAAATCGTCAAGATGAGAAACCAGCTCAGGGCAGAACAGGCCAAGGAGCTGTTCGACAACGCGATGGCCGCCTTCCAGTCCACCTGCCCGACGATTCAGAAAACGAAAGAAGTCAGGAACAAACCGGAAAAAGGCGGCGGGCTTCGATACAAGTACGCACCTTTGGACTCGATCATCTCCCAGGTTCGCGAGCTCCTGAGCATGCATGGATTTAGTTACCGGGTCGAAACAGAGGTCAAGGAAAACCTTGTTCTTGTCACCTGCGTGGTCACGCACAGCTTTGGACATTCACAAACGAGCTCTTTCTCGGTCCCGATCGATAAAGAATCCTACATGACAGACCAGCAGCGGTTCGGTGCCGCGCTAACGTTCGCGAAACGCTATGCCTTCTGCAATGCGTTCGGGATCATGACGGGCGACGAAGACACCGATGCAAACGACACCGCTTCGGAGCCCCCGGCGCCGCAGGCCCAGCGCCCGGAGGCGAGGCCGCGAAGCGACGAGCCAGCGCCGACGGGCGAACCGCCAAAGCAGGACGGTTCATCGCTCAGCGTCTTTGGTTTCATTACGGAAGTCGTCACTGCGCCTACCAAGACCGGACAGAAGTACATCGTCATGCTCGGCAAGGACAAATACAATACGTTCTCTTCGACGGTGGCAAATGCTGCCCGGGAGCTGCATGCAAAGAAACTGAAGGTCCGGATAGAATTCGTGAACAAAGGCAAATGGGGGGACGATATCACAAAACTGGAGGCAGCAAAATCATGAAAATCATCCAGGACAAGGACAACCCGGTGCCACAAGCGATTTTCGAAGCAACCGTCGCACAGAACAGCACTCCTCCGAAAAACACGTCGATTCGCGTTACCGAGCTCATCGACAGCCCGAACATCCGTCAGCTTACTACTGGACACTGGTACGAGATCGAGATCCCGGTCAGCCGGCTGCAGCACAGCCTTCGCGGCACTTTCAAGCACGCAATCCTCAGCCAATACGCCCCAAAGGACAGCATCCCTGAATTGCCATTGCTGATGCCGCTCTCTGGTGACTTGCATCATGGTGTTTTTTGGAGTCTTTCCGGGACTGCCGATCTTTGGACTCCAAGCATCGGATTACTTGAAGACTACAAAGAAACATCGTTATGGACTTTCCTTTCGGGTGTCAAGAAAGAGTGGATCAGGCAAATCAACGTCTATGCCTGGATGCTCGGATGCGTTGAACGTGAATACCGTGTCAAACAAGCGAAGATCCACATGCTGTTGCGGGAATGGACACCCAGTTCGGCCGCTAGGAAGAAAGATTATCCGCAATCCGGATACCAGACCATTGAGATCCCGCTCTGGAGTGAAGAAACCGCAAGGGAGTATGTCAAATCGCGGATTATCGCTCACTCGAAATTCTGCTACTCCTGCACAGACGAGGAACGGTGGGTCCGGCCCACAAAGTACGCGGTCATGAAGAAAGGCATGAAGAAGGCTGTTCGTGTTCTCGACACAACCCAGGATGCAGCGAAGTACCTAGAGAAGGAAAAACTTCAGGGTCCGAAATTCTACGTTGAAGAACGCAAAGGTGGATTCACCAGATGCGAACTCTATTGCCATGTTGCCGACTTCTGTTCACAATGGCAGAAAGAAAAGGAGGACAGGAAAAATGAAACTGGAGAAGAGGATCGTCCGTAGGATATGGGAGGTAAAGTGGCCTCCGAACACAAGTCCCGCAAAGCTCGCGAAAGCTCTTGGGGTGACCTGGTCCGCAGCGAAGTCGTGGATCAGCAAAAACACACTTCCGGACCGGTTCATCGTTGTCGTGGAGACGATCCCGGCAAAAGACCTGCTGAAGAACGACAACACCGAAAACTGATATGCCTCGAATGCCTTACTACAAGTGGTATCCCGATGACTACCTCAGCTCCCCCTGGGTGATGCAGGCATCCTTGGCAAAAGCAGAGGTTTACCGTAGGCTTTTGGATTTTCAATGGAAGCATGAAGGATGCCAGCTTCCGAACGACATCCCTTATTTAAGGAGATTGCTACAAGGCAAAGCAAAAGAAGCCACAATCCTTTCTGTTTTACAAGCAAACTTCGAGTTGATATGCTGTGAAGAACCTGTGGATAAGTTGGGGAAGAATTCTTTCTGGCGCAATGCAAGGCTCTACCAACAGTTTACCGAGGCCCTAAACAGGTCCTTGAAAAGTCAGGACAGCGCTGCCATTCGTTGGAAAGAATATCCTCCAAAACGTTGATATCTTTAATTTCTGTTTCTGTGTTCGCAATGCGAAGGCATTAAAAACGCATATGCGAAATCGATGCCTCCATAGGTATAGGTATAGCCAAAAGAATCTTAATAGTAGGAGGGGAAAAATGGAAGAAGCAACAGCAATAAACCAGGACGTTGTGACAATGCTCAACATGGATCTCATCAGGAAAAACGGTAACTACCGGAAGCACGTTCACAAGGAGAAGCAGGAAGAGCTCAACAAGAGCGTCGCAGAGAAAGGAGTTCTGCAGCCTATTCTGGTCCGCACAATGATCGAGGGCAACAATACGGTGGTTTACGAGATTGTGGCCGGCGACCGCAGACATACGGCGGCAGTTAAAGCAAACCTCAAGACCATCCCTGCACTCATTCGCAATATCCCGGACGAGGACGTTCGCTTCCTGCGCTTGGTCGAGAACATCCAAAGAGACGATCCGAATCCTGTTGATGAGGCTTACGGGATCCGCGACGTTCTCGAATCTGGAAAGATCACACCCGATCAGGTGGCAGAACAGCTCGGCGTATCGATCCGGTATGTCTATGCCCGGCTCAAGCTGCTCGACCTCAGCGACAACGTTCAAAAGGCCGTTCTGGAAGAGAAAATCAACCTTTCACAGGCTCTCGCGATCGGGCGCCTGGGACTTCCAAAGGAACAGGATGCGGCGCTCAAGAACGTCATCTCTGAGGGACTCACGGCCGCAGCGATCAATCAGCGCGTGCTGTCGAACGCTACAGAACTTTCAGCTGCAGTCTTCGACAAGACGGAATGCAAGACTTGCCCTTCCCGGAACAAGAACCAGGCAATTCTTTTCCCCGACGACGTCAAGGGAAGCGATAGGTGCCTGATGCAGAGCTGTTTTATCAAGAAGACAAGCGATCACTATGCCGCGAAGAAGAAGGAGCTCACCGAGAAGAAGATCCGCGTGCTGACTGAGAACGAATATCTCGAAATCAGGAACGACCGGCGCCGGATGCTCGAGATCGACCCAAACGGAGCGGGACCGCACACAAAACCGAAGCGGTACGCTTCTCAGTGTGTTCCTTGTGAACACCGGGCCTATGCTTTCGTGAAGAACTATTCAGGGCATGTCGTAGAAGTGGAGTGTTGTCTCAAGCCGTCCTGCTTCAACGACATGAACTTCCCGAAGGCCAAGAAGGAAGAGAAGAAGAAGGACGAGAAGAAGGTCTCTGTCAGCGACATGCGGCAGGCAGATGGAATGCGCGATCGGTTCCTCTGGAACACCGTCATCCCGAACGCAGCAACAAACTCGCACACTCTGAACAGGATCCTGCTGTACCATGCTTATCTCGCGATCGAGAGCAGCCGGCAGATGTGCAACGATCTCCAGGGCGACGAGGCCGCAAGCAAGCTGGCATTGAAGTTATGGAAGATCAAGCCCGATGTTTCACACTCCTTCCGGATGAGCGGTGACAAGTTAGCGCGTCGCTAAGGAGTATTTATGGAAACCGTAGAGAAAATGATCTCCGATTCAGATATTATTTTCACCGCAATCAGTACCGGAGATTTCGATAATTTTAAGATGGCAGAGCAAACCGTGGTAATGCTGTATGTCACCGATATGTCATTTTCTCGTTCTGGAATATCCCACGCACTCAAAAGGTTGGAACAGTTCTATAAAAACAGATAACGCTGAGTTTAGGCATTCATCGCCTCGAACGATTGGTTAGAACCGGAGGTAATTACAATGATGGGAGTCTTGCCAACAATATCAGGGGTGCGCGTCATAGAATCAATAAACGCTGTAAGCTGTCAGCAGATAAAATTTCCTCGTTCTAAAAAGAAGCGTATTCAAAAGAAATTCATGAGTAACAAGGGTAACTGGGACATGCGTCCGGCGATATTTTTTATCAGCGGAAATATCGTAGCGCATCCTTCCTTTGTTCAAGCTTTGAAAAGAAGAGTCGCAATAGTCCGTCTCTAACCAGGAGGTGAGGGACGCGAAGCGTTCCTCTCGAACGGGAAGTTAGAATGATAGACGAATCAATCATAAGGATGGCAAAAATATCCCTTTGGAGAAAAGCCGGAAAACGACCTCCGCTCTCAATCGAATGGGAGAAAAAAGGTAAGCACTACAAAATAACAAGGCGTGTTGGAGTATTCGTATACGTCAAAGCATCCTGCTATGGTCAGCGAGTGAGAGGGCTGTCAATTAAATATCGAATAGCGGACTTTGTAAAGGAATTCACGGCAATCTAACCAGGAGGTGAGCCTTGAGCGATAGCGAAAAGGACTCGACCGACAAGTTATTACCATGCCCGTTTTGCGGTGGTGATGCTTATGGGATTTTAGATAGAAACGATGGATTATTGCGTGTTGTATGTTCAAATTATTCATCCTGTGGCGCGAAAGGCCCGTACTCATTTACAGCTATTGATGCACGATCATTGTGGAATGAACGAAGATAACGGCGGAAATCAGCCGCCGTCTGAGGACGACTAAACTGACTGGTTAAATTTTAGGAGGTAACTATGATAAAACTCTGGTGGATCGAAAGAGCAAACGGAAATTTGGTTTCCTGTGGACGCACGATACAGAATAATGAAATCTACGAAGGCGGTCAGCCTAATCCTTTTTTTCTTCGTCGTGATGCGTTGGCTCATTGCCGAGATAAAGGAGAAAAGCCTGTCAAAGTGAAGATTGTGAAAATTTAACAATTAATTCAGCCCGTATGGGCTGGAATGGGAGCTTAGAAAAGAGGATGAGATGAGGGCGAAAGCGGCGGCTCGCTTAAATGGGGTTTCGCAAGCAGCGTGAAGATACCGGGGTCTGTACTGTGCCATCCTCTTCACGTCACTCGTATGCGGGACAAGGCGAGCCGGACTGGAGTTCGGTGGGGAATATCGGGATACCCCAATAACGGACCTATGCCATAGAATGGGCGAGCATACCGAGCCGTCGCCTAGCCCTTTTAGGGAGGATGAGATGTCACACGATAGCGATACCGCTGAATCTGGAAGAGCATTGACAGAAGCTAGAAAGAATCGTCATGCCTTCTGGAAAGAATCTAATATGAAAATACTCAATAACGCTCATATTGTTTTCGAGATTAAAAACAATGGAGAGCATCTTCGTTTTATCAATGGTGCGTTGAATATTGACTTTTATCCAAGCACAGGAAGATGGAGAAGTGAAGGAAAGACATATAGTGGAGGAGCAGAAGCATTCTTGTCATGGTATCGTAAAATTGGAGGATGATCGTCATGCAAAAATTCAGTACAGGTATTATCTTTCTTGCAATCGGTTCTATGGTTACCTATCTCATCATTCTTGCCGCAACTTCATCTCCATACCGCTGCGGTCTTCCCCCGTTCAAAGCAAAGACCTATCTCCCTGCATCCAGGATCGTCTGTCTCAAATGCCACGAAGAGCACCAGATTGATCTCCCGACACACCTGAAAGGATCCAAACCATGAGCAACAGCGATTATGCCAAGACAGGCCGCAAGGGGATCGGTAAGGCCGACCTGGTCCGGTACCGGAAAGGCGAAAAGCTCACCCAACGGGAAGCAATCCTTGCAAAGTGTTACGAATGTATGGGCGGGTATGCCGACGGGAGGCGGGATTGTAGGATCAAAGACTGTCCCCTGTACCCGTTCATGCCCTATGTCGGTCAAGAAGAGGTTATAGACCCCGAAAATAATGCCTAGTTTACCCGGTTTCGCGGGCTCTGGAGCCTGTTTCCCGGTGGTGATGGGGAGTCAGGCTAACCTCGGACACAAAAACGCCCAAGACCGAAGCCCTGGGCGTTTCTTTTGTTACGGTTCTTCTCGAAAACCCCTACTGAACGCCAGCGCAATTCACAGTGAAAACGTTCGTCTGCCCACTGTTCACGATCACGGCTTTTATAACTCTCGCCGGCTTCTCGGCCACCGTAAAGGTTGCAAGGCTATTTGCCGTGAGGGTGACCGCGGATTGCAGCAATCCATAAGTGGCACCGAAAGCAGTATAGCTACTGCCGGCATTTCCGTACAGGGCAAAAGTCGCGGTCGTCGTGGCACCGGTATTGATCACATCACAGGAAAAATGCACCATCGGGTTGTCAAAAACAGCCACCGCAGAAGTCGTCACATTCGTGTAAACCGTTGAAGAATTGATGAGTGTGAACGTCTTGTTGCCGACAGACTGCCCGCTGTCTGCAAATGCCGTTTGCACATGCGGTACCGCCCACATCGAGTACACCCAAAACATGACCACCATGAATACAGCAAGAAACTTTTTCATTTTACTCCTCCTCATTGGTTGATATATGCAGCACGAAGCTGCTTGTTCCGTTCATCCTATCCATGAACAGTTTGAAGGCTTCTTTGCTTTGGAGCACGGCCGGTTGTTTTTCAATCTCCCCTGAATCGGGATCTCGCGCATCCATTGAACCGGTTGATAGCCCAAGCAAGATGCAACCCTTTGTGTCGATCTCAGTATTGCCGGAATGGAACAGCACACCAACACGACCGGGAACAAGAACCTGATAGGTTAGCCCGTGATGTGGTGTATCGACCAGCTGACAAAGATACGATCCTTCCGGTATGCACGAAACATCCGTGGCATTATTACGCCAGGGAAGTTCAAGCGTGTAGAGCCAACAATCGTCAATATAAAGTTCACCAAACGTCCCATCTTCTGTTGTTTCTTTTCTATGAAGAAAAAACTCCATTTTCATTCAAGCCTCACAAACCGATACCGCTCTTTAATGTTCTGACGAAAATATAAGCCTGGACTTATAGCTCCAAGCAAACCCTCGTACACCGATTGTTCAACTTCATCATACTGGTAAAGTTCGCCACCGTTGAAACGGATGTTTAGAACCATCAACTCTTCATCGTAACCGCACTCTGATAAGTGCGTTGAATCAATCGGTATCATCTCCATCTTTGCCTCTCCTGAGCAACACCGGGATGAATACGAACAACGTGAAACAGGAAGCACAGGCAATTCTCATGGGAGACGGATCGATAGATGCAAAGACGAACAACCCTCCCGATATTGTCATTGAGTATAGCACAAGCGCCCTGCTCGCAAACACCTTGAGCCCGAGCTCAATAATCCCCATTACTGTCATGCGAAGTTCCTTCTGTGCCGTGGTAGCCCTGTGTTCCAGTTCCTCGAATGTCCATTGTTTTTCTTCCATCGATCAGTCCTCCAGGAATCCCTTTCCTTCGTCTTTGGATGCTTGCGCGACAATCCTTTTTTCAGCAAGTTTCTCTGCGAGCTGAACTGCCTTGTACTTCTTGTTCCAGTCATCCTTTGCCTCGACTATCAGCTCCTCGATCCACTCGTCAACCTTGTCTTCGATCGGCATCAGTGTACCCCCGTGGTCATGTAAACATCGGACTTGTTGATAATGCCCTGGTCCATCAACATCATGATCTCCTCGCGCTTGCGATTAGCATATTCATACCAGAGCGGATAGTCAAGATGTTTCCCTTTCCGGTCTTCGATCTTCTTCCAAAGGATCGTGAAGGTCTGTGCCTTCTCCTCGGGAGTCGCAAGCTCATACGCCTTGATCGCCTTCTCGGGATCCAGTTGCTTGAAGCCGCGCTGCAGGTGGTTCAGCTTCCGTTCCCGCCAAATCTTCTCGGCAAAGGTTTTGCTCTTGAGGACACCCTTTTGGATCTGATCCATGATGTACTGACGCATGGCATCATCGCCTGAGCCCGGATACTTTGTCTCGGACTCCTGATAGACCTGGTCCGCAAACTCATGCAGCTTGATATTCTGAACTGATTCATCCGTCATGGCGCTTCCCTTGGTCCTGTTTTCGATGACGTACTCAGCCATAGCGGAAAGAGGCGCACGGACCGATTTGGCCCCGAGCGCTCCTGAAGGAGAGCGCATCAGGGAATCCAGATATCGGGCAGCATAGACATCAGCGGTCTTCTTGCCACCTGTTTTTTCAAGCGTCTCTAACTCACGGCGTCCCGGTTTCTTGATATCAAGGAACGAAAACACTGGGTTTAGCTTCGACAGGGCCGCTCTCCATCCCTCTTTGTCGTGCAGCGCCTCAAGCGAAGAAGCACCCGGGCCGAGGTATGGATGCGTGAGGGATTGCCACGCCTGCGTTTTCATGTGACCTGCGGTCTGCTCAGGTGTCTGTCCGCCTCTCACGCCTTGATAGAATGCTTCCAGACCAAGCAACCTCGTCGCCCTGGCATGTCCGCTCAGCTGCCCGAAATGAAGAACATCAAACGTGCCGTCTTCCCGTTTCGGATTCCCTAGGTCCCAGGCAAGCAGCGGTGTTCCTTCCCGGCCGAGAAGCGTTCCTGTCGTGGCGTAGTTCAGCATCATCGGGATGGTCGCAACAATCATCGTCCCGGCCATGTTGACTGCTTTCATGTCGCTTGTTGCCTGCTCGTCCTTGCCCTCAGCGCCGGCATAGTTTGTGTAGAGCGTTCGCCATGCCTGCTTATTGAAATTCTCACCGGCGACAAGGAATGGGGACAATCCAAAACGCCGCACCTTTTGCTTGAAATGGTTCATAAGCCGGTCATTATACATGCCGACCTGTAGAACAAAGTCACGGTGTCCGGTCTTTGAGTACTCCACGAGGTTTCGTTTCACGAGTTCTTTGTAGAACCTGCTCAGAAGCAGCCTGGCCCCGGTATCCATCTTCCAGAGATAATGCGCGGTCGCAACGATATCGTCTGCCCCGTGTTCCCCTCGAAGAACACCAAGTTCGGCAAGCTCCCGCATCTCGGAACGGATCCTCGGAGAATCAGTCTCGATGGCCTTCCATGCGTCGCGCATCAGCTTGTAGGCATCGGCATGGCCAAGGATCGGGATCTTGTCCAGAAGCTCCTGCACCTTCCCATAGGGCTTACCTTGTGATCTGGCTACCTCGGTGATCAGGTTTTTGCCGTGGACCACGAAATCGGCAAGCTGTTTCAACTGCACAGTCGTGGCGAACTGCAGTAGAAAGAACGGCTTCTGGTTCTGATCGAGATCCAGAAGCGTGCGAACTTCCTTGTAGGCGTCTGACCGGACCCAGGCATGATCGTACACCTTCTCGATCTTCCCGGTCTGTGGATTGTGGCGCTGCCGCTCGACCGGGCCCTCTTGCAGTTTCACCCAGGAGACCCCCTGCGGAAGTTCCTTGTCTGGCATGTCTCCGGAAGTGAAAGCCATTGCTCCATTCTGCTGAGCTTTCCGGTAGAAGGTTTCTTTTGCCGCGCTGACCCCGCTTTCCTGTAGAACAGACATGAAGTTCTTTTCCATCCATGTCGTGTACTCGCTTGTTCCCTTGGCTCCCTGTGCGAAACCGCTCTTGGTGGTTCCTGCGGTACCGCGAGGCTGTCCATAGTCTTCTTCCTCGAACGGACGCCGGCCTTCTTTCTTGCCGTATTCTTTCTTCGTCGCGCCGGAAACCTCCGTATGCTTCCCCACGAGCCGGACCGCAAGCTTGAATGTCTCTGCCCGGTGGGTAAGTTCCTTTCTGTTCGTTTCTGGATTGTACTTGTAAACATCGGGCGCAGCATATTCTGCGTACTGCCCATGGCTCCCGATATCCACGGACTCGGGAATGTTGTGCGCGGTCCGGTACATCGAATCCCAATGCGGATTCACGATGTCCTGGTACCGGCGAAGGATCTCCCGCAGGTTTGGGACTTTGAAAAGAGGCTGAGAAGGGTAAAGAGTCTTATGGATCGGATCAACAAGGTTCTCCTCCGCGAGCTTCCTTGCTGCCCGGATATCCCCTTCGATGGCAAGCGGATCCCTCTTCTCGTTTGTCATGGCATCGATCATGGGAGAGGTCCGCTCACGCCAGGAATCCTTCAGCTTCGCTTGATTTGACAACTCAACCGCTTCTTTATAGCTGATCTCCTTGCCCTCTGCTCTGCTCCGTTCCATGATCTCTTTCGGAGTGAGAATTTCAAGAGGATCAGCTTGGCTGCCCCATATCTCGATAGCATCCTTGCGGAATGCTTGTGCAATGCGGTCTTCAAAAAGAGCGTGATCGTGGGCATCAAGCGCTTCCTGCACTCGACGTTCAAAGATCGTCACGCTCTCTTTCAGCTTCTTCTGTTCTGCGATAAGCTTGTCCCTGTTTGCAAGTTGCTCATGAAGCCGATCGACAGAACGAAGATCTGCACCCCTTTTTATCGGTTCAATACGACCACCTGATCTGACAAAAGATTCGGAACCGGGTTCGACCGGCTCGATCTTCGTGCGCGTTCTGGTGAAAGATTCTTTATCAGGTTGCACGGCCCATTTTGCCGTTTCATCCATAACCTTCAGTTCTTTCTCGATTTCGGCAAGCCGCTTGTTTGAATCAGTAATGAATTTCTGATCTGCCTGCACCTGCGAAACCTGCCGCAGTCTGTTGAGGAACTGCATGACAAGATGCTTCGCACGCTCGTTCTTGTATAACGGGACGCCATCAACCACTTCCGTTCCCATCACACGAGCGACCAGATCATCTGTGACCTTCGGAGCAACCGCCCGAGCGGACGCCAGGTAGAATGATTCATCTGCAAGCCCAAGTCTCGTGAGGTTCGGAATGTTCCGGAACCAGTCAAGCGTTTTTTCCGAGAGACGGCGCGTCACGGTAAAAAAGTCTTTTGCAATGGGGAACTTTTCAGAGCTGCGGAACAGTTCTTCAAAGAAGGGAAGCTGTTCGACTTCCTCGGTTTGCGGCATATGCGGGTTTGGATCACGGGCTTCTCCGCTGCCGTCGAGAGAGGACGGAATTTCCTGCTCACCGAGATCTTCCGGTTTGAGCCCCTCAGCTTTCCGTTTCGCTTCCTGGTCCAAAAGCTCTTCGAAGCCGATGTTCTTTCCGCGCTCCTCCGTTCCTTCGCCGGCAAGACGAACAAGCTCATCCTGCATTTCCATGTCTTTTCGCATCCAAGTAGTAAACTCGGTTTTGTCTGCCATCTCGCCCCATCGCTTGCGCTTCTCTTCAAGCGCTTGAATATCCAGTTGCCGAGCAAGGTCTTTCGATTTCCGGATTTCTTCGTTTGTTCGCTCCTGCATGGTGGATGGATCCTTCATGGAAGCGGGAATATCTGGTCGCGGAGAGGCATCAAAACCGTCTTCGGGCTGCTCAAAGGTTGGTTCTTTTTTCTTGAATTCAAGCTTCTTGGTAGCAGTTTTCAGGAATCCGCCAAGAGCCCCCAGAAAGGTATGGAACACCCCGGTTGCCCCGGCAAACTGCAATCCTGTCATCGCTGCTTCTTCCGGTGATTTCCCGGCCGCAAGCTCGGTCACCGCTCCCTCGGTTCCTGCGGTAGCCATCTTGACTCCAGTATCAAGGGCATACTTCCTGGCCTTCGCATAGAGCTCGGGCAGAGACTCAGCGACCTTCGCCGCGACCTCGGGACCAAACTTCTTGGCTACGGATTCGAGCGCTCCCTCAACAAACTTCCCGGCAGGCCCACCGACAAACGAATAGAGGGGCGCTTCGGGGAGAAAACTTATCACTCCATAAGCAATGCTTTCGATGAACCCTTTCGGCTGATACCGCGGATCTTTGAAGTGCGTGTTCTGATCAAGGAATGCGTCGATGTTTTTCATCGACTCATCGAACTTCTCGTCTGATACCTGATACTGCTGAAAGGTCCGCTCCATCTCTCCGATGACCTTGACGGCAATATCCTTATCTTCCTGCTTCGTGAACTTGGAACGCATCTGCATCCACTCGGCCTTCTTTGCTTCCAGTTCTTCACGGGTCTTTGGGATCGAGGGATCGCGGCCGAAGTTTCTGAGGATCCCGGCCATCGTGTGAGAGACACCAGAGAACCCTGTCCCGATCGAAGCCCATGCTTTCTGCAGGGGATTCTTTGGGGCGCCGGCTCCTGTTTCTCGAAGTACCTGAAGATATGGGTCCGTCTCCTGAATCGCTTTCAGGTAGGGATCTTCCTTCTGGGGAGAGGCGGCAGTTTTGGGCGCAACGGGGGCTGTTTGCCGGAGAGCTGCAAGGTATTCATCGGAGGTCGGCATTTAATCTCCTCGTTCAACGTTCTTGGCAGGTGTCTTCTGCTTTTGACTTTTTTTGCGCTCGATCGCTTTCTGGTGAACATCCTTGAGCCAGGCGTTCAGCTTGTCTTCAGGCCAATCAGGATGTACCTTGTGTGCGTACTTGCCCCACTCGGTAAGAGGAGCATCGGCATCCGGTTCCGGGACTGTCTTGCCAGCATCGGCAAAGAGCCCGCCACCGCCACCAGCTTTCGGGTGCTGAGTTTTCCAGAGTTCTGTCCATGCCTTCTGAATGAGGTTGTCTTCGAGCCGGGCCAAGCGGTCATAATGCGCCGAGAGATGATTCAGGAGAACTTCCTTATCCTTCTTGTGGACCCCAATCTCATTATAAATCTGGTTGCGTTGCTCAACGATTTGCTGTAGGTCAAGATCTTTCTGTCTCTCAACAGCCAAATATCGTTTCCTGGCCCCCTCATACATCATCAGGATCTTCTTGATTTCTTCCTGATAGCGGTCTCGTTCGATCTCAAACCGCTCCTTGTTCCCATCATGGAGGCCCTTCAGCGCGCCGGCAAGAGCGTTCATCGCGGCGCCTGCACCCATTCTTCCGGCCCGGGGACCGGCGATGGCAACAACAAGAAGTGCGGAGGCCGCGACATACGCAGCGCGGTGCTCATCATATCGGGGAATGTATCTCGGTTCATCGACAGCTTGGATTTGCTCCCACGGATATTCCGGCTCCTTTTCCCGCTTTTTTAACAAGTCCATTATGGTCTGATTCGTTGTGGCAAGCTGCTGCTCTCTTCCGGTCAGATAAGGATCTGGTTTTTGATACAGACCAAACTGCCGTGTAAGCTCAGCACCAGCTACAGCTGTTCGCTTGCGCGCTGCATCGATCTGCTCGCGCATGACGGGATCAAGTTCTTGCGGTTGCAGGGCATCTATCTGTTCTGCCCCGGGAGTTTGTTCTGTCCCAAGTCCGCCCATGTTATTTACCTCCGATCGACAGCGGTGGTTGCACGCTCATATTGATTCCACCAAGACCTGTTTGATTAACAGGAGGGTTACCCTTCTCTCCGTCAGGAGGGTTACCCTTCTTTCCGTGGTGGACCATCATGATCATTCCCATGCTCGAAAGCTGCTGCATGAGGTTGGTAAATGCTTCCTGCTCCTGTTTGGCTTCCAACCGATACTCGGTAAGGAGCTGAAGTGTTTCTTCTTGCGTGAACCCAAGAGACTGGATTGATTTCTTCCAGGTGTTCTCGTGCATGACCGCTTCCTGCAGCTGCCTGTTGAGCTGGATCTCGCTGAACTCCTTCGACATCATGTCGGTCTTTTCCATCCCGGCCTGCTGATAGAAGTCTTCTGCCTGTTTGGTTTCGGCGGCCTGGGCGGTATCAAGCAACTGCGTCTGCGGAGGGCTTGTCGTATTTGACAGATAGCGATCTGTTTCCGGCTGTGCAAGGGCTCGTGCTTTTGCAGAGACCTTTTCCTGAGCCGCCTCGGCATCTGCAACCCGCTGTCCTTCACGTCTCCGGCTGGCAAAATACCCGCTTACTGGATTGTCTATTCTCATGATGTCTCCTTATGCTAATGCCGCAAGTGCAACGACAGTTCCTATCCCCTGCATGGAAGATGCGAATGCCTGAGCAGACGCCATCTGATCTTCTTTCCTCATTTGATAGATGACATCGGCCGCCTGCTTTTCGAGGCCCAGGGATTCCATTGCTTTTGAAAACTCGGTGTCGAGTGCAGTGTCTATCGCGGAAGTTCTCATGCGGTCTGATTCCCGGTTCATGCCAAGTTCCGCTGTGCCACCCGTAATCCCAAGCGAACTCATCTGCTGTTTCACCTGGGCATCGCGCACGGACTTCGCCTGATCGATGGACGCCTGCTGTTGTGGTGTCAACTGTCCGCTCTTGTACTTGGTAATGGCGTCTGTTGCCAGAGCGTCAATCCTTGCCTGCTCCTCGGCTTGCTGTGCTGCTGACATTGCTTCTGCTTGATTTGCAGTGCCTCTGGCAGCAGCCATACCGCGGAAGATTTTCCCTGATTGACCGAGAGTAATAGCATTCAATCCTCCTGCTATTGAATCTGTCCATGCACCAACAGGATTATGAATTGCCTTTTCAGCTATCTTACTAACAGAGCCCACGTATTTCGATACTGGCTTCGTAATGCTCTTTATACTAAAACCCATAATCATCCCTCCTTGCCTGGCTCTTTAACCTCATCGTTCATGCGTCTTCCGTAACACACGAGGCCGTGATGTTCTATCCGGCCCTCAAGCCGGCTCACATCGTTTCTCAGGTCGCCGTGATCTTTTTGCAACGTGGCAATGGAGGTTTCGAACTTGTCAAGAATTCGCTTCCACGACCAAATGAAATATCCAACTAGCCCGACAAGAGCGATCTGAACGAGATCCATGTGCTCGTACCACGAGGGCCTCTTGAACGATTCGAGCAGATGTTCGTTCGTTGCATATATCACTTTTGCCAATTGATCGATTTCTTCTGTCGTCATTCCTCACTCCGCTCCAAGATGGATGATGATCATCGAACCTGTAAATTCGATATAGGCCGGGGTTTTAGTCCCGGCTGCATAAAAGACCCGCTTGACAACCTCCACACGATGACCTCATTCGACGTATCTGTTTCTATGAGATCGGGCGTGATCGAAGTGTGAGCGCAGTAAAATGCCCCGCTTGCCGTACTCGTGATAGCCGAAGAAAGGAGCGCAAACGTGTTCGTGCCGGGAAAGGAGACATGCGTTGCATATCCTGCTGTTCCCGTCGTTGACGAAGCGGGTCCGCAATGGATCACGTTATACTGGATCCCGCCGCTCGGGATCGTGGATCCGTCCGTGTACTGCGTCGGAGCCGACCAGGTAAGCTGCGTAATAACTCCCGCAGATGCCTCCTGGGCCACAGCCAGCGACACGAACAAAAAAACCAGCAACAAGATCGACAGAACGCTTTTCATACTCCCTCCTATTTAGGTCTTATGATTGTAGGGCAAGCAATGGCCGGAGTATCCGACCACACGCCCGTTCCCACTCCGTAGGTGACAAGATGTCCGCTCGTAAAAAGTGCTTTTGCCTCAAACCAATATGTCCCGACAGGGATCGATGTCAGTGCATTCGATGTCAGTTCCGAAACGTTTGCCAAGGGGATTGGAAGCACAGGCTTGTTTGTAAGCCTGATAACGATCCCTGACTTCTGCCCACTGGAATTAAGCGGACCATGATCTATATACATGACGCTCACGGTTGGATTTGAAATCACTCCGGTCGGCGTCGGAGTCGTATATGCCCAATGAATATATGAATTTGTTATCGTCCCGACAGGAGCGCTGAAAACAGAAATTGCGGCACTCAGGATGAGATAAAGAACAACACCAGCCAAAATGATCTTTTCTCTCCTGCGGGCCTGTTCGCATCTTTCGCAAGTGTTTTCCTTCATAGAAACTCCTTTGCGAACCAAGACAAGAAAATCCCAATCCACTCGAACATTCTAGCATACACTGTCCACCAGAGTCCGCTCAGGTAAAGAAAGAGCATAGAGAAAATGGTTCCGATAACAAACCATTTTTTAGGCATCTCAGTTGATCCCTTTTGCCTTCTCCATCGTTCTGAGACCGGAGAGCCCGAGCATTGCAAACAACAGTGTCAACAGCTCTGATACATTCAGGGCCGGGACCTGCGGCGTCCTTCCGAAAACAGTGAAGAAGAACGTCAACAGCGGCGCGCCGAAATAGTACCACCCGAGCGCAATAACGCAGATCCAACCCGTTGCTGGACGCCACCCGGATTTGAAGAGGCTCTCGCTCTCGGCTTCAGCCGCCGTAATGGCAGCTTGTGCAGCATTGATCTTTTCCTGCACCGCAAGGAGTCTCGCATCCAGTTCAGGGTCTTTTCCGGTGATCGCAGTTCTCGTGTCCTTCAGGAGCTCTCCGACTCCCCCAAGAACAGCTTGAACCCCTTCGCCAGCCTGCTTTGCACCACTCCCAAGGATCATATCAAGGATTCCCATTTTACTTCCCTCCTTCTTTGTCTTGTCGTTCGTTCTCTGCCTGCACAATGGCCGGCGCCAGGTAGGAAGAGGTATTTGCCGGACGCAATTTCTTTCCGTCAGCTTCAGTAAGGGTAAAGGGGATGAACAGGTAAGCTCGCTTTGTCATAAGATTCTTTGCCGAAACTGTTCCATACGCAATGAGAGAACAGACAAAGAACAGCGATAGTAAAAGCATGCCTTCACGCACTGCACACCTTTTACATTCCCTGTTCATTAATAGCCTCCTATCTGGATCACAGCATCTCTCTTCATGACGTTGTCCAACAAAGTTGACCACGTACAAGTAGATTCAAACTTTAGTCCCTGTGCCATATCAAACACGGCTACCGTTCCCCACGCGCCGCCGTTAGCTGCACCCAACCCAATACAGCTATATGTTGCTGTCCCAGCTCCTCCCGCTGAAGGCATATAGAATGTACACTCAAACGACGCTGACTGAAGGCTTCGAGCTGTGACGGTGACCCCAAAGAATGGTCCAGTGTTCCCGGCTAATGAAACCTGCCCAATGGTTCCCACGCGAACTTTTAAATTTAACGAACCGCCCGTAGTCATCCATGCTCCAAACTTCTCTCTCCATATGACGATTCGATTCGTCCCATTGAACGTCCCGGGAATGGTTGTCATTGTCATGAGCTGTTCAACGGTCGTATTCCAACAGACTCCGGCACCTCCGACAGTCCCAATCGCCGCATAGTCTGCCTTCCATGTACGCAGTCCATGGCAGTTCACACAATGGTTGCTGTCAAGCGCTTTCGCTTGCAAGGCATAGTTGGCCGTTCCCCAATTCGTCCCCGAGGTGATCCAGCCCTTTGGGACAAGATCCTGGAGTCTTGCATAGACTGCGGGATCTGCCGGAGCGTATCCGCTTGCATCAAACCCATGGACGCTTTGGGTAAGGGCAGCGTGTGTTGAAATTGCTCCCGTGACGCTCGCATATGATGCGACAGTCGAAGTCCCAACGCCATGAATAGCTGAAGACAGACCAGAATGATCTGAAACTGCGCCGGTCACGCTCGCATAAGAAGCAATCGACGAAGTTCCAACCCCATGGATGGCAGAGGACGAACTAGCATGAGCAGAGATCGCACCTGTAACACTTGCATATGATGCCACTGTGGACGTTCCCACACCATGAACCGCGCTATCACTTGAAACATGAGAAGCCGGAGCGAAGGACGAAGGAGAGCTCCCTCCATCCGCTATTGCAGTCCCGCTCGTGTTCGTGAATACTGCAAAATTCCCGGCTGTAGAAGCTGTCCCGGTGTTCGTTACCATCGTCGTGGGAGTGGAAGAAGAGCTGGTCCCGCCGGCCGTGCAGGTAAAGTTTCCGGAAAGAGAATCAAAAGCATAGAACAATTGACCATTCGCACAAGTCGTTGTCTGTGCTGTTGATACAAGCGACCAGGAGCCAGCTGTTCTTACCCACACCCTTCGCTGCCCATCCGTCTCGAAGAACCGGTTGCCGACGGTCCCGGTAGGCTTGGTATCAAGATAGGATCCGGTGTAGTTGCCATCGTTCCAATTCTTGACGGCGGCATAGGCAAGAGAAACAAACCATCCAAGCATCAAGAGAGACAACGCGATTCTTGCTATTTTTTTACCCATAGATTGACCTCGCTGATTCTTTCCAAATGTCGAATGTCCCGTTTCCATTTGTGATCGTGGTGCGCTCGAACTCTATCCAGTCTCCGGTTTTGGAAAAGAGCGTGACTTGCCCTGCAAGCAAGAAAACATCGTCTGCATTGACGTTATCAAATTCGGTCCCAATAACGACCACCTGGGGGACCCTTGGATCGCACATGAGTTTCCTTGGGATGATGATATCAGTAATTCCCGTGGGTGTGTAGTACCCAAGGGAAGAAAGCGACGTGGGACTTGAATAATGCAAAAAGAGAACACCGCATCGATAATAGTTCTGGAGAGAGACAGAAACGTCAATATCCATGATCCCTTCAAATGTGGATTTCCAGGCAGCATATCCCGCTTGATCGCCCATGGGAAAGCTTTCAGCAAGAGCAGGATTATAGGGAAAAGACAACACATTGAATCCGTCCAGATCGATTTGAACAGAACAATCAGAAAGACCCCCGGCAAAGAACTGCATGTTTATGATGCTGCTAAAATAGCAACGACGAATAAAGGTTGCAACGCGAACCGCAGAGCAGTGGTTGAAGATCGATGAGCTGATCTCAAAACCCGCAGTGATGATGGAATAAATGAACGAGCTGTGGAAAAAGTTGTCGCTGACGATGGCATCGTGCTCAACCGTATTGTGGCACCAATCAAAATCGCAAGCATTGGAACCAAAAGTACAGCTAGAATCAAACTGGTTGTCATAGAACTGTCTGGCAATGATGTTTGCAACGAAGCTTGATCCGTGAATTCTGTTGTCGTAAAAAGCAGGACCAATCC